ATTCCAAATAGTTGATGAAATATAACTAGTTAAGGGAGCTCCAATGACAGTTCGAACTTTGTCATTGGCCCATTTCTTAAATGGTAATGCTTCCCCTTTAATAGAGACAGGATTTAAGGGATCCAAAGTAGGAGCCCATTTGAAAGTCTCTGCCCAAAGCTCCTGAAATTTGACTAAACCAATTTTGTTGATAAACTTACGTCTACTCAACTTGCGTTCAGTATGTTTCCCAGGAACTTTTGCAAAAGCACCAAGACCATATTTCTTTTCCCATTTCCTAATAATATAATTAAAAGGAGTGAGCCTAGAATTTTTGAAAATTTCACCAACTAAGACCCACAAATCATCAACAGCCAAATCTGTGAAACTGTAATCACGGAAAAGGAAATAACGAGAAGTTGCAGACAACTCATTGGCATAAGAAGCATATGTTTCAGTTCTCTTATATTGATATTGAGAATCATTTTCAAACATTTGCAAATCTTGATCAATCATTGTCTGAACATTATGAATACCTTGATGGAAATCTAACTGAGTCAAAAACCATTCAGGATACTCATAAAACTGGAGATCTTCAGGTTCAGATAAAGTTGAGACATTAACTGGCCAACCTAATTCAGACAACTTATTCAAAGTGTCTTGAATTGTATCTGGAGTAATTTCCCAATTAGTTCTCCGAATAAATGTGGGCAAAGCCAAATCATCAACTACTCTTTGGGCAGCAACCCAAGACTGATTGAACCTAGCTTGCAATTTAATTTTTGTTTTAAAGGTATCACCTTTATCATAATACCTATCAATTAAATTTGTAATCCGATAAGGCATTGTTAAAGTCCTTAAAACGAGGAAAACAATGCAGGTTTTTGCAAAGTGGTACATCCTATAATAGAATGATGGTGACAAGAGCTTTGTGAGAATGACTAATGGTAAATGCCAGTACATATACCAAAAACCATAAGAATATCTTGTCAGAACATCAATTGGGGCAAAGAGAGCCACCCAGGTAATAATTAAGAACAACTTAAAACCTGCAATGACAACCTCCACACCATATTTCCCAAACTTCACTATGAGAAGTAACCAATAACTAGCAAGAGTGAGAAAACTCACCAAAGCAATATACAACAGATTCCAAGCAGATAATCGGGCTAAATATGCAAACCTTCCAATTGAAAGAGCTAATCTAATTAGTGGTTGGCATAACTTAACTGCTTCAGTGTCCCAAATATTGATCTCAATCTTCCCAGCAGCAGTGAAACTTGCAAGACTAATCAGGTCAATACCAGTTGGGACAGCATCATTGATTAATGCAATTGGAAGCACAAACCTTTCCCTAGGGATATGAATCATTACAGGTTCAAAACCCCGGAATTTAACCAACCTAGATGCGTCAACCACCCAAAGTAGGAAGTTTGCCAAAATACTAGCAAGAAAATCCAGGAAATAATTCCCGGGCTTGGTTCCAACAACCAAGCCTAAACCTGGGGCTTCAGAAAAATCATAAAACCATGTAAACCCTATATGGAAAACACGGAAAACAAGTCTTTCAACAGAAGACGGTCCTATCTGATAAAGAGAGGCCAATATCTTAAGGGAAGTCACAATACAAGTGCTAACACTAGCAAATGTGAGAAAAGACATCCCATAAACGAGGACTAAAGTAGTTAAATAAGTATAGACTGATCCAACAGGGATAAGTGCAAGGAAAGTGGTGAAAACAGCTAAGAAAAGCAAATAAAACACACCACCACAGAAAAACCCTAATCTAATAACTAATGATGCTGCTACTTCCGGCAAAACAAATTGCGGTTTCAAAGAATCATAATAATCATCATCTATTGACATACCAGCCCATTTACCAGGCAAAATATATTTGTCAGAAGCACTAACACCAACCATCACTTTAATTTGAGTAGATGGGAGTAAGACCAGCTTTTCGC